AGAACCTGTGCTATTGCTTGCATACGCACCATTACCAACTGCTGTATTTGTACTTACACTACCACCACCCTTACCAACAGTAAGACCTGATATAGAAGCGTCATTAGCTACAGTTAAAGTTGTGCCGTTAAAGGTCATGTTACTTGACCCTGCAATCAATCCAGCATTGTTGTACAACACTTGTGTTGTGCTAGATGTGCCTACTCCGCCTTTTGTGGCAAGTTTTTGGACAACACCGCTAGAATCCTTATAGTACAAGACCCCATCGTTTGTGTTGATTGCAAGCTCTCCAGCGACTAAATTGCCAGCCGTAGGTGCTGCACTAGCAGTCGTAGAATAGTAGAGAGAGAGAACCGAATATCCAGTTTGTGCCATGATTAGTATGTCCCGCCAAAAATGCCTGTTAAGGCTGTTAGTGTACCAACATTATTAATGTCGTTTGTTGCCATATTGAGTGCGCCTGACATCGGTGTTTGACCATCTGCTGAAACAGATTGAGTAAGGCCATCAGCAATGTTTTGCATAGTTGTATTAGCCCAGCTACTTGTAATAGTAGTACCTGTTACTACTGGGTTGCCTGCTGGGAGTGTATAAACTCCGCTACCGTTTCTACTCATTTGTTGCTCCTTGTGCGCCACGAATTAATAATAATTGGGCTAATTTCTTTTGTTCATTTGTCATTTTAGGTGTTTTTGCGGCAATTTGCCCTGCTTTGTAAGCTGCTTCACCCATTAAACGAGGGCTAGTTGTAGCCATAGTTGCTAATGTTGCAGGAATATGCGCCCCACCTGTTAAAGCAGTTCCCAATAATGCGCTTACATCAAGACCTTGGCCAACCAAACCTCTAGGTGTTTTAGCACTTAATGCTTGTCCAGCCAATGCAGGCATTAAATCACCGCCACCTTTTTTCATTAAAGTATTGGCTAATTCTTGGCGATAACCATAATTCGTATTGACATTGTTTCTCATTAAAGATTGAAGTTTATTAAGTCCTGTAGCTACAGAAGCCTTATCGCCCAAACTTAATGACTTGCTAATTTCTTTAATTAAATCTTGACCTTCGCTATAACCTTTCATTACTTCGTTATATTTAGGGGCTTGGTCAGCTATTTCATTTTTAATAGAATGATAAATATTTTGGGCAATAGTTCTAGCTTTACCAGCTTCATAGGGTATACCCTCTAATATGCCACCTACTTTTTGTTTTAAAGCATCCATGCCTTCTGGAGTGTGAAATTCATTAGCAGGTAGGTTTTTCCATTCATCTACAGTTGCACGAATTTCTTGCAATGCTTTGCCAGCTTCAGGATTAATGTTTTGACCTTTATAAGAAGCAATGTCTTTAGCATTACTAATAGCTTTGTCAATACCTTTAAAACTTAATACAGACTTGTCTGTACCAACATCCATCATTCCTAATTTGTATTCTTTGGAAATGTCTTGACGCATATTTGACAATGACGCTTTAGCTTGGTTTAAAACATTTTCCATTGGGGCTAAACCACGCATATTTTCAACAAATGCTTGGTTGCCTGTTTTTCCAGCTTTATAAGCCTCACTTAATGCTGTTTCACCAGCGCCTGTAGCCATACCTACTTCTTTACGAAGTAATGACGATAAACCTTGACCAGCTTTACCTAAACCAGCAGGCACAGCGCCTAATGCAGCATTTATGGGAGCTTCTTTGGCTTTTTCTGCATATAGTTCTGCGCCAGTTTTGCCTGTTTCATTAGGCATCAAAGCGCCTTGTGCTACAGAGCCACCCATTGTTTGCAATACAGGTGCAGCTTTAGCAAAGCTAGGAATCATGCCAATACCTTTGGCAATACCAGCAGCAGGAGCAACAGCACCAGCTATTTGACCAGTTAAATAAGAGCCTGGGTTAGCTTCTTGGTATGGTTTTGCTTGCTCTGCCATGCTTTGTGCAGCCTGACTGCCAACTTGACCGCCTGTGGCTAATTGTGCAGCACCCAATACAGGGTTAATAATTGACTCTTTAGTTAATGCCGCCAATGCTGACTCTAATGGGCGTGGTTGTGCTTGGACATTTAATGTGCCACGATTAATTGGGCGACCAAAAGCAGCGCCACCAGCATTTTCACCAAACTGACCACTAGAAGCAGGTGTAGGTGTTTGAGAAACGCTTAATTTGGCTTCTAATTGTGCTTTTGTTGTACCTTCAGGAACATTTTGTACAAGAGTGCCATCTGGCATTAAAACATCCATGTTCTGTCCTTATGGCAAATCGTTAAAATTAACCACTTTTTTAGGTGCTTGTGGCGCTTGTGACATTTGACCACTTACAGGCGCTCTAGCACCCTTTTCTAAATCAGACAAATAGCCTTTAAAGCCATTTAGCTTATCTTCAATAGTTTTTGCATTGTCATATTCAGAAGGCAAGAATGAACTTAAGCGTTGTAATTCTTGTTTACTTTGAGCAGCACCTGCTCTTTCATTAATGACTTTTGACACCACATTGTATACATAAGAACGAGCAGCAGTTTGGTCAGCAGATTGAGTTCTGCCAGCAAGGGTTTCACCTAATGGCATATTGCCTGCAATGCCACGACCTAAACTAAACGCATTTGGCGTTTCTTTAACTGCTTTTAAAGCGCCTTCTATAACTGAGCGTTGTTCATTAATGCTTGAAACTTCATTTTTTTGTTTAGTATCTAATGCTGCTGGTAAAGGTTGTCCACCAGCCATAACTGGTTGTGCTTGACCTGTGCGAGTATTTACAAGCATAGGGCCATTAGCCGTTTCAACCACTTGTCCAGCAGTAGGCATTTGTGATTTAGGCATACGAGCAATAACTTTAGTTGGGTCTTTAGGGTCACGAATTTCAATCATTGTGCCTGTGTCAATTTGCAATGGTGCGTGATATTTAGCGCCACCAGAAGCAACTTCAACAGATTGACCATCCATGCCTGGTATAACAAACTTTTCGCCTTCCCCAAGTTTCATACCTTCCGCTAATTTAGCTGCTAAAGGTTGCAAGAAACGATTAGAAGCAGCAAATTTCATAGCTTGACCACGAGTTTCTGGTTTAGCCATTAATTCTTGGAATGTAGCTAATGCTTCACCTTTTTGTGTACGCAATGCTTCTGCCATTTTTGCTTGTTCTGTGTCGGCTCTTTGACCTACAGCTTGACCAGCCAATATATTGGCAATAGGGTTTAATTGTTGAGTCCAGCTAGGAGCAACATAATGACCACTAATCATTTGACCTTGTGGTTGATTTTGTGCGCCTTTAGCCATTAATAATTCAGCTAATTTTTGTTGTCGATTAACATCCTGTAATTCAGGGTTAAAGTCTAATGCTTGTTGTTCTGGTGTAAGTGCCATTATGACCTCAATAAGCTAGAGTAAATTTGATTTTGTTGTGCAGTATTTAAAGATGTGCCTGGTGTACCAGAAACATCTAATCCTGTAGTATCTTTACCTTTTAAAGCATTTGCTAAAGGGTTTTGGAATGTAAATGGGTTTTTATTCATTTGGTATAAACCGCCAAATTGTTGTGGCGTTGCTTGGGCTGCATTAAGTCCTGCTTGTGTAGACCATTGTTGTGCAGTTGGCGCAGACATTCCTGTAATTCCTGAGCCTGATGAACCAGTAAGTAATTTAGCAATGTTTTTAAGGCGATTAGCATTACTAGCAATATCAGATGCAGAAAGACCGCTAGAAGGCGCAAATCCACTAATGCCAGTAGAACTTGCTGGAATTGGATTGCCCAATAAATCTGTAGCAATTCCACCAGAATCAGTCGCCATGTAAGTAGCGCCCATTGTTGTGCCTAAAGTGCCATCGCCAACAACTACTCCAGAAGGTAAAGCGCCTGTTAAACCGCCACCGCCTAATGTAGTAGCACCAGCACCAGAAACTGCGCCAGAACCTTCTAATGGCGTTGTAATAGAACCAAAAGTACCACCAGTTGAAGGTGCAATCGAAGGAACAGTAACATCAGGTGCAGCTAATATTGCATCTGCACTAGGAGTTGATGTAACACTTGCTGCTTCGGCAGAAGAAGCTAAAGTTGATTCTGCTGCCGCATTTGCTGCTGCGGTTGCTTCTGCTTCTGAAGCTCCTGCTGCAATAGCTTCACTATATGCAGCAGTTCCAGCTTCTGTTGCTCCTGCTGCTCCCTCTGCTGCTAAAGAACCACCACCAGTAAAATATGCTGCTACTAAAGCAGCAGGTAAAGCCCATCCTAAAGGAGATATGTTATTAACAGTTTGGTCTATAGAAGCACCAACATCTCCAAGAGCAGGGCCTGGGTCAATAGAAGCTAAAGCATCGCCAGCACTTTGAAATGCGTCACTTACCCAACTACCAGGGTCAAAACCGCCGCCACCTTCTAAAGTGGCAGGCGCATTTTTTCCAAAACCTTTACGAAAGGCTTTTTCAGGCAACATTGAAAAAAGGTCATATCTCATGGTGTAGACTCATTAATAACATTTTTATGTAATTCACCAGTTAAAGGGCCTTCCCAATTAACTGTTACAGAATTAGGCTCTCTATCATGCCATTTTTCAAAAGAAAAAAAGCATCCACCTTCTGCTTTTGTTGTTAAATTATGCAATTTTCCATCTTCTAAATAATCACATTTTCCAAATAAAAAATGCGCTCCTTTTATTGTTTCATGTGGTTTTTGCAATTCAGGATAATCAACTTCAACATTATCTTTTCCAAAAATCATATTTCCAGTTAAATACATTAAAACTGAGTCTACTTTTGTATGACTGTGATATGGAGCGACAGAATCAGGCTTAGAAATATATAGTTCTACTTGAAATGGCCCTTCTCTAAATAAAATAACAGAAGCGGCAATATCTGTATAAAAAATACCATCAACAAAAGGTGGTCTAATGACTTTATGTTTAAGCCACCATTTTGTAAAATCTTCTACAGAAGCGGAATTATCTAAATTAAACATAATTAAAACAAGTTTGAATAATCTACATTATTAATTACATTGCCAGCAGATGTGGTATATCCGCTACCATCTAAGGCATTAGAAATTCCTGAATTTATAACTGCGCCATTAGCATCATAAGCAATTGGATTAGCTGAACTACTGCCAGTTAGCCAGTTATAAAGATTTTGTCCACCTGTACCAATAGCACCAGCTCCATTAAGGGCTGAAGCCCCTAAACCAGCTAAACCTCCGCTACCTAAAAGAGCGCTTGAACCAAGCCCAAACAAACCATTTTGCAAATTAGCGGCTTTTGCATTTGCAGCATTTTGTGCGGCAATTTGTGCAGCTTGGCTAGTGGTGTAAGCACCAAGATAATCAGGGCCTGCAACCGCAGCTTGAGTGTAAGGGTTTACATAATTAGGAGCGCCTAAAGCCTTAATATTGGCAGCTTGTTGGTTTTGTAATTGTTGTGCAGATAAACCAGTATTCATACCTTGAATTTGTGCGCTTGTTAGCAAATCATTTTGACCTTGTTGGAATGTACGCATAGCATTGTCATAAGCCTGTGTGCCAGGGACAATTCCTTGGTTAGCTAATGCAGCTGTATTTGATTCTTTTTGTTGTGCTAATTGTGGCGATAAGCGTTGCATAATGGCATCGCTATAAGTCTGACCAGGGTTAATACCATACATAGGATTTTGCAAACTTTGTTGCAAACCTTGTAATGAAGTATTTGTAAGGTCTTGTAAAGGCTGACTTAATTGTTGATTAGCAGTCCATGTAGGGTTTCCATACTGGTCTACGCTTTGGGTATAGTTTAATGAACCATAAGGAGTATTTTGGTTAATACGATTAGCTTGCGTGGCTGATTGCGCCCCTGCCAAATTGCCTAAAGTGGTAGCTTGTGCGGCTTGAACATAAGGATTAGACGAAGCCTGAAAAGGGTTGGTTGTTTGACCAGTCCCTAATGTAGACAAATTTTGTGCCATTGGTACTACTGAACCTGTTGGATTACCAGCAGATGTTGGCGCTTGAATTGATGCTCCTGCTCCCATAACCTTCTCCTATGCCCATTTACAATATTCTGGGCGCATTTCTAAAATGACCAAATCCCCTTCGTCATGTGCGTCAGGGATAAAGGCAACATCTTTGAAACCAAGGTGTCGGTCTAGTCTTAGGGCTTTTTTATTATTCCCTGCAACTGTGCCAATTATAACCTTTAATTTCAAGGTGTTAAATGGGTAATTAAAGACCTCTTTTAGGAAGTCTTTAGTTGCCCAATGTTGCCCTTCTGACCCTACATGAATACAGCAAGATTTACCAAAAAAACCACAATAAACTACAACTGCTCGAATTTCACCATTTAATACTTGACCCAAATAATGCGCTCCATCTGGAGTGGGCATTTTATGTTTAATCGCCCAATCTTTAAGACTTTGCTGATTAAGCAATATCAAAAAACTCCTCCAGACTCCATAACATAATCGGTAGAAGCCCAATGCAATTCAATTCCTCTACTAGCAGCATTAATGTTTACAGAACCTGTGTAACCTATTCCTGTAACGCCTTGCCATATTTTTGTAGTAATTAAACCACCAGACCATATATTGCCATCCCATTTAGCCGTGTCCCAAATACCTTCTGTTTGCGTATTAGGGTTAAATGAAACTGCCCCTAATTGAGATTGAGTGTCAAAATCCACGCTAATACCGCATAAAACACTTGGTACGCCACCTGTAGATTGTAGGATTGGTCTAACCATTGTGAATCGTTTTAATTGCCCAGGATTGTCAAAATAGCTATAAGCCTGTTGTGCAGTTGCAGTAATGTTGTTATCGTCATCAGAATTGCTTATATAAAAATTAGCTACATAACCATTGCTACCAAAGTGCATATCAGAATTGCCTGAAACTTCCCAACAATAACCTTGAATATTGGTAAATCTAGCCCAAGATTTTGTAATAGTGTGCATTACATATTGCTCCATTCCATTAGGAATAGGAATATTAAGAATAAGCATATTTTCAGAAGCAAAATACTGAATTTGCCAACCAAACTGAGCATAATAAAGGGTTGCTGCTTGACTAATAGGGTAATAAATTTTGTCTGTAAGGTTTACTCTAGGGTCTAGTCGGCTAGATTGCAATGCAGAAGCCAAAGGTACTAAACCATCTTGAGTTAAAAGAAGAAGGTCTCCAGACCATTTAAAGAAACATCTACGGTTAAAGGTTTGACCTAATTGCCATACACCTTTTAATGCCCAAGTAGTTGCAGAAGAAGGGTCAGTACCGTTATATACAATGACTTCGCCCATACTGGTTACAAAGACAGCATAGTCATCAGCGCCTTGTCCAGCATCTAATGTCCATGTACCCATTGCTTGCAAGTAACCTGAATTTCTAGCAATACTGCCAAAATAAAGGGGTGAAGCAGCGCCACCAATAGAATCTACTGGTAAATACCAGCAAGAAAGTGTGTCTTTTTGCGTAAAATATAGGCGATTTTTAAATAGGTTTACATTAATAAATGTATTGGAATTTACGCCAGTTATACCTATAGTGGTATAACTTCCTACAACTGTAGCGTTAAGAGCAGGCGTTGATGCCATTGTGTAAGTAAAGGTGTTTGCCCCTGTTACTGTAATGACATAAGTACCGTTATATTCGCTAGAAGAAGCACCTGAAATAGTTACTCTATTGCCTGTTACAAGACCATGAGCAGTAGCAGTTGTAAGCGTAGCTACAGCGCCTACATGGGTAATTGTGCTAATTGTGGCGGCAGTTGTAGTTGTAGCTACATAAAACCATACGCTACCATCATAAATCATGACAGGGTCTACACCATTACAGGCTACTAAAAACTTGCCTGCGGTGTTAGTTATATTGACTGATTGTAATTTGTCGCTAGTAATACCACTAAATACTTTGGTAGCAGGGTTTGTAGTTGTTTCCCAAATGTCTGTGCCTGCTGCCGCAAATAGTTTATACCCTGATGTTGTGGTGTAATTCATCAGCGTATTTACAGGGGTTGAGGCTTGGTTTAAATAAGTTCCGACTACAGTAGCATTCGTACCAGGCGTAGTTGCCATGTTGTAAGTAAATGTCGTACTGCTAGTAACGGTAATCTTAAATACACCG